GTTGGTATTTCTGTCGGTTGGTATTGGGGAAGAATGTATATTCCAGCAGACCATGATAGAATGAGAATAGAATTTTATGCACATAGTTATGCGTCTAATAACCAATCTGGTGGTGGTGACATTAATTTTGACTTGAAATCTAGTGTTTCACGATATGCGTTTGCATTTAATGGTACAGACAATACTGCCAATGCTTCACCAGCTGGTGGTTCAGCAAGAATGGGTTCTGCTGGTAGTTATGGTGGAAAGGCAACAGGAACGAGACAATTTGATGCAAATATCTCTGCGTCTGTTATCAATGCTGGGAATCATCAACTTGCTGCATATGCATCTGGTGGACAATATTCTAACAGTTATGCTGAGTTATATAGAGTATCAACTTATAATAGTGCAGTAGGCCTTGCATAAATATGATTAAAGGGAAAAAATAATGGCATATATTGGCGCATCACCAAGTTACGGTGTATTTGACAGACAGGTTTTGGCGGGTGATGGTACAACCACATCTTACAATCTTGACCATATGGCAGTACCAACTTCGTTGTTGGTCGTACTTGATGGTGTCGTGCAAGAACCCGAATATTCGTATTCAACTAGTCTTGTTTCTGGACAACCAAAGATTACATTTTCACAAGCACCAGATAATGGTGGTAGAGTTTCTATTGTCTATCTTGGTAATGAAGTTCTAACAGCAACTCCTGCTACCTCATCAACACACATAGATGAGTTTAATGGTGATGGTTCTGATACTACATTTACATTGACAAGAACTCCTGCTGCAAATGCCGCTCAAAACTTTGCTGTGTTTGTAGATAATGTATATCAAAGATATGGTTCTTCATATGCGTATACCGTCAATGGTGACGTATTAACATTTACATCTGCTCCACCAAGTGGAACAAATAACATTCAATGTATTCAATTGAATGGGGTGAACACACTAAATACTATTGCAGATGGAACTGTGTCTGTTGCAAAGGTTCAGCAAGGGGTATTTGACCAAGCAGAAGATGACGCAACGGCACTGGCAATTGCTTTAGGATAATATAGGAAAAAAACATGGCGAACACATTTAAGAATGCTGCATTGGCAAACGTAAGTAATAGTTCTTATCAAACACTTTACACTGCTCCTGGCGGCACACAAACAGTTATTTTAGGACTGGCGATTGCAAACAAGACAACGAGTGCAGTTACAGTCAAAGTACAATTTACAGACACTTCTGCAAGTACAACATTTCAGTTGTTGGAAGATGTCAGTATTCCAGCAAACACGACACTGGAAACACTCGCTGGACAAAAGTATATACTGGAAGCGACAGATATTCTCAAAGTTCAAGCTGGAACTGGTTCGGCAATTGATGTCGTTCTTGGTTTCATGGAAAAAGCATAAGGGAGTAATCTATGCCATATCTTGGAAGTACACCAAATGCTAGTTTTTCCACAAGAACTAAACAAGATTTTACTGCAAATGGTAGTACAACAACATTCACATTAAGTAGTGCAGTTGCTTCCCCAAACGATATTGAAGTATTCGTAGGTAATGTTCGCCAAGAACCTACTGACGCTTATACCGTTAACGGAACAACTCTTACAATGTCTGCTGCTCCAGCAAACGGACTGAACTTCTATGTCGTATTCAAAGGACTAGAAGAGAACTCAGTCGTTCCTGCTGATGGAACTATTAGTTCTGCAAAACTTTCTTCTGGGGCTGCACTCGCAAATATTGGAAGTGGTACAATTACAGATGCAAAGATTGCTTCTGGTGTTGATGCAAGTAAACTCACAACTGGTGATGTACCTTTTGCACAACTAGATAATACGTTTACTAAAGCAACCATTGATTTAAGTTCAACAACTGCTTTTACTGGTATTCCAGTTGGAGTGAATATAATTCATCTCGCCTTGTTTAATTGTGTTTCCTCTGGTGATATTAGAATTAGATTGCGAACTGGTGGTAGTACTGTAACAAGTAATTATTTTTGTGCATTAGCATATATGTATACCACTGGGTCAAATTCTTGGGGAACTAATGGTGGATTGAACCTAACTACTGGTATATTAGTTCCAGGCAATTGGGGAACTGCAAAACAAAATTTGAATTGTACTATTGTTAGAAATCAAACATCAGATGATAGTAATCCAGCATTTAGTGCATTTGGTAATGTTTTTTATAGAGACTATAACACTCATGGTGGTGGTGGTTATATGCAAGGTATTCAAACTGGATTGGGTGGAGCACTTGATGGAATTGCATTTAATTCAAGTAATACCATTGCCTCTGGTAAAGCAACCATATATTATAGGTAGATTAAAGTTATGAAAACAAAAGCACTAGACATATCAACTGGACAGTTAATAGACATAGAAGAACCAGATGTAGTTGTAAATGATGAAGAAAATCTTATTTGGCTTCGTACAAGAAGAAATGAAATGCTTGCTGAATCTGATTGGATGGCAAACTCTGATGTAACAATGAGTGATGCATGGAAAACATATCGTCAAGCATTAAGAGACATTACGGACAGTGCAACATCACTTGATGATGTAACATGGCCTACGAAACCAGAATAAATATAAAGAAATAGGAAACAGGAATGGCACTCAGTAAAATTCAAACAGCAGAGATGTTAGACGCACCAAATCTTGGTCGTAGAAATCTTATCATCAATGGCGCCATGCAAGTGGCCCAGAGAGGCACCTCAGCAACTGGAATAGGAACGGATGTTTCTTACAACACAGTAGACCGTTTCAGATTTGCAGATGCTGGTTCTCCCACAGCAAGATTTACTGAAACACAAGATTCATCTGGCCCTGTTGGATTTACTAATTCTATAAAGTTTGAAGTTACAACTGCCGATACAAGTGTTGCTGCCTCCACACACCAATATATTGACCAATTTATTGAAGCACAAAATTTACAACATCTGGCTTGGGGAACTTCGTCTGGTAAAAAAATTGTTTTAAGTTTTTATGTTAAATGTAGTACTACTCAAACTTTTGCAGTTGATTTCGTAAATGAAGATAACAGTAAATACTTCAATACAAC